AATAGCATTCCGTAACCTAGATGACCCAGAGAAATACTTGTCTGTTGAGTTTGCTATTATGGGAGTAGATGAGATAAACAGAAATCCTGTTACTACATTTAGAGAGTTAAGAAAGCGTCTGCGCTGGGCTGGTATCAAAGATGTTAAGTTCTTAGCTGCTTGTAACCCAGTCGGTGAAGCATGGGTAAAGAACTGGTGGGTTAAGCGTATGTTTCCACCTGAAGAGAATGAACAGTATGAGTTTGTATTCGTTCCTGCATTACCAACAGACAATCCACACTTAGACGCGTCATATTATAAATCACTTGAATCATTACCAGAGAGCCAGCGTAAGGCTTTCTTAGAAGGTAACTGGGATGCGTTTGATGAAGGATTAGATGAGAAAGGATATATACGATTATTGAATGATAGAGAATATCAAGGATGTTTGACTAACGTAGGTGAACATACTGGTTATAAAATACTAGGTGTTGATCCAGCTGCAGGTGGAGATAATTCCGCAATAGTATTAAAATCAGGTAATCTTCAAGAAATATTATTTAATCAGAAACTTTCTAATACAATGGACTTAGTGGGTGTAATCATGGAGAAATATAGAGATTATAGATGTGATTATATTGTTATAGATAAATCAGGTGTTGGACAAGGAGTGTTTGATAGGATTAAAGACCTTGATTATAACGTTAGAGGTGTATCGTTTGGTGAGAAGTCAGAAGACCCCATGTTTGCTAACTTAAAAGCAGAATGGCATTGGCGAGAAAGAGAATGGTTATTATCTGGAGGAAGACTTGTGTCAGACATTGGTTGGAATGAATTTGAATATGTTAAATATAAAAACAAAGATGGTAAGATTAGTATTCAACCCAAAGAGGAATTATTCAGAGAAGGCATAATGTCTCCTAATTGTGTAGACGCTGCTGTATTAACAATGGTAATTAAAGATCAAACCATTAGAAGTAATAGACTTGTCAAAGCTCGTGGTGGTATGGCATTTCACGATAAGACTGTTGAGATTTGGAATAATGGTGAGAAGGTGATATAATATACTAATGTCAAAGTTTAAATTTACAGAAGAAAATGCTGCGGACGCTCCTGTTAAAAATATTGAATGGGAGGGACAAGAAGTACAGACAGAAGAAACTCCACTGATGAACGATGGATCTGGTAAGCCAATTATATTAAGAGTATTTGATTTTGATTTACCACCTTTAAAACCAGAGGAGCTTCCAACTGAGCAACAACTTTTAAATGCCCATAAAACAAAGCTAACAGCATTTCTTTGGAGAGATGAACTTGTGCCAATACAAGAGTTTAAATTAATTTTTTCAAAAGATAAAAAACATTTTAGAATATTTGCGACTTGCCAAGCTAAACTTGGTTCTAATATATTAGAGAAGCCACAATTATTGCAACAATATGCCACCAACACAGCTTAGCTACATTCACGATAGGTATGATGAAAGCTTCCAATTCTTACAAGAAAGGAAGCGTAGACAAGTGTCACAACTTGTTCTATTAAATAACTTAAACAGAGGCGAACAAAACATCGCTTCTACTTTGCTATTAACATTGTTCAACAGAACTCTATCTGCGGTGTACGATGATAAAATACAGGTTAAATTCCTTCCGTCTCAAGGAATTCTACAAGAACAACTAAACTCATTTAATAAATTAGCTCAAAGTGATTATTTAGAAATGGGTAAAGCTAAGCTTGATTATGATTGGGCTTGGGATACATTGTTTTTTGGAAGAGGCTACTGTGAGACTATTCGTTTCAATAAGAAAAAAAAGATAATGGAACCTCACATTATAAATCCTTTAATGTTTGGTTATGATCCATATTTTGATAAACCAGCAGATTGGAGATATTATTGGAAATGGATTACTAAATCTAAATGGGAACTAAAAAAACTAATAAACAGTGGCATTATTGATGGAGTAACTAAAGTTGAAGAGATCCCTTCAGGGATGGATGAATATCTATGGGATTATAAGATCAAACGTGATCAAGCAAAGAAAGCTGTACAGCCTGCTGCGGACACTATGAATAGTGATGTGTATCAAATACTAGAGTTTTATGGTTACGATAATGAAACAGGTGAGAAAACAGTCTTTTGGATTGATAGAGGATTTACTAAGATATTAATGAAATCCAAATTAGATCTTGGTGATGGTGATCAAATAATTGCTCCAGATGGTAGGATAGTTGAAACAGGTTCTAACTGGCCTATTGTTATGAAAGAAGCATTTAGAGAACCTCATAGTTCAGTTGTATTTTCAATACCTGACTTATTAGAAGATAAACATAGAGCAAAATCTGTACTTCTTAATCTTGCTTATATAGCTGCTAAAGATAGAGCCAATCCAATCTATGGTTACAACCCTGATAAAGTTAGAGATGTAACTCAATTTCTATCGAGACAGATCAATCAACATATTCCTATGGATGACAATCTTTCAGTTTGGCCGTTGAATACAGAAGATCCTATGTCAGCAGGATTGCTTAACTTCATCTCTATGATTACAACTGAAGCTAATGAACCTGTGGGTACTGGATCAGCATTGCAACCAGAGTCCAGAGGGCCTGATACAGCGACAGAAGCAGCCATTGATCAACAGTTAAATGATATGGCACAGTCATTATTCTCCAAGATAATGCAATTTGGGGAAGCAGAATTCTGGAGTCATTGGTTCTATAGATACCAGAAACACGGAGATGCTATTAAAAGTAAAATGGCTAATATCGTAGGTGTAAAAGGTATTGATACATTTGAAATTGATATGAAAGACTTTAATACTAAGTTTCCGCCTGGAGTAATGGTTTATTCTGCAAAGGAAGCTGAGTACAAAGAATTGATTTTAAGAAGAGATTTAATGCAATTATATCCAGCTTTAACTCAAACACTTGATCCCGATGGTTTGCGTAACTTTAATAAACATGTGTTTTTCCCTAAATTCTTGCAAGACCCCTCATTAATTGATATAATGTTACCTAAGAGTTTGGAAGAATTGAAAGCAGAAGATGAGAATGGTTTGTTAAAAGAAAATGAAATGCCAGATGTATTAGAGACTGATGATCACACCACTCACATCTATACTCATTCACAAATTCAACCAAAAACGTGGGCCACATGGTTTCATTTAGCATGGCATGAAAAATTATTAGCAGAACAAAAGGCTCAAGAGATGCAAGCACAACAGATGCAAATGATGACTGGAGGTGCGGAATCTCAACAAGTTCAACAAATACAACCTGGAACCGAGAGACGCTCACCCTTAGCAGCAGCATCTCCATTGGGAACAGAAACAAGATCAACATTATGAAAAAAACAATAAAAGAAAAAAAAATAAAAGCATCATTACCAGAACTAGAAATTGTTGGGGTAATAGAGAAATGTGAGGAATGTAAAAAGGTCGAAATAGATCTTATTAGTGAAGAAATGGGTCGTGAGGACTTGAATTCTCTTGCTAAAAAGATAAATGAAATTATTAAGAGTTTGAATAAATAACTATGTCACAAAACTACGCACCAAAATTACCAAGAGAAAGAACAGGTGAAGCGTTACAGGAATATCCTCCAGCAAAAATAGCTCTAGCATCTTATGGTAGAGAAAATGCTTCAGTTTCTTCTGTTATTAGTCTTAATGCTAATACCGCAGCATTGGAGGTAGCAGCCGTTGGTGGAGCTGCTGTTCTTAAATGGATCACTACAGCTAATACTAATCCTAGTGTTATAAGTGCAGCAGGTACTGCAAACTTTGATCATGTAATTCCTACAGGACAATATAGAAAGTTTGTGGTTCCCGTTGAATCAATAGGTGTTTCAAGTATTTCAGGTATAGGAGTTCAGAATGGTCTATACCAAAGAGTAGCAGTTATGTCGGTCGGTGTATCTAGTGTTCTAACAACAGAATATTAATATGCCATTTAAAAGTAAGGCACAAGCCAAATGGATGTTCAGTAATAAGCCAGAGATGGCAAAAGAATGGGCATCACACACAAATATGAAAAAAACACCAAAGAAAGCAGCAGGTAAGGCCATGAAAGCAAAGAAGATGGAAAAGGCCGCTGAAAAGATGATGTTTGGAGGTAAGTATTCAAAATAGGTCGAATATTATTAAAATTAATTTAAATTAAAACTATGTCAATAAGATTACCACTACAAGTTGTTAAACAATTTACAGATACAGCAACATCAGGAGCAGTTAATTATGATTTTTTACTTCCTCAAGATATTGAAGGAGTAGTTCTTA